CGGTGGAGCAGATAGAAATTACCGGCGGAGAGCCCTTTTTGTACAATGGATTACCGCAGGTGATCAAACAGTTGCCGGTGTCGGCAGACATCTTTACAGGGCTGGGAGTAAACACAGACAGATTGAACAAAATACTGGATCAATTGCCTACAGGCACTACCTTTACGATCAGTGCTGAAAACACCGGGTCCTTGTACGAGTTCAACAGATATGGCAACACCTGGGATCAATTCAGACGCAATCTTGATCTGTTGTCCAGTAAATTTAGTTATAGATTTTGCAGCGTGTTGAGCAATCTGACTGTGCATGGATTCGACCAGTTCCAACAAGAGTACGGATCAGATAAAAATTTGTTGAATTTTTGTACAGATCCCGACTATCTCAGTGCTTCGGTATTAGATTCTGAATCTAAAATACAATTATCTCAGATCGATTATAAATATCAAGGTCAAGAAATCAAACAAACACTACAGGCAGAATATACTCAGCAACAAAAACAAAATCTACAACATTATCTGACAGAGTTTGCTCGGCGTAGAAATTTAAGTCTTGATGTTTTTCCAGACAGTTTTTTAAATTGGTTAAATATACCACAGTTGACAAAGGAATCCAAATGACCATAGAAGTAGAAGTACTAAGCGAATTGTATACAATCATGAAACAGTACGTGCCGCAAAAAGATCGTCAGGAATGTGCTGACAATCTCATGAGTGTCATGGTCGACATGTTGGGAGATCGAGAACTCAAAGAATTTGGCGGAACAGACAACACTCTCAAACGAGCACTCAAAGAATACACCACCGAAGACGAAGAAGAATTCGATGAGGAAGACGATTCTGATTGGTAAATGGCACAACGTTATTTTCCAATAAAGACTGAAACAGCCTGTCAACTCAAGTGGACCTGGAGTAGTCTTTATCTCTACGAAGGAACCACCAACAGTTGTCATAGAGTGGCCAAGACAGCCCTGACTACAGATACCTTTGACACATTCCACAACACACCAAAAAAACTAGCAGATCGTAAAATTATGCTGGCTGGCGAATGGCCCGCTGGTGGATGTGAATACTGCAAAAAAATTGAAGATGCCGGTGGCACCAGTGACCGCATGGTACACTTGGCCATACCAGATCTTACTCCGCCTGAGCTAGAAAGCAATGCGATTGCTGTGGATGTCACACCCAGAATCGTAGAAGTTTATTTTGATAATACCTGTAATCTCAGTTGTGTTTACTGCCACGATGGATTCAGCAGTAGAATACAGCAAGAAAACACACGCCATGGTCGTTTTGAACACAAGGGGTTGGTGATTGACAACACACATCGTCGCCATGCCAATTTTGATCAGATTACCCAGCAGTTTTGGTCCTGGTTAGACGCCAACTACGCCACAGTACGCAGATTCCACTTGTTGGGCGGGGAACCATTTTATCAACGGCAATTTGACACCTGCTTGGATTTCCTGTATAATCATACTAACAAGGATCTGGAGTTCAACATCGTGAGCAATCTCATGGTTGATTCAAAAAGACTGCGTGACTATGTTGAACGAATCAAGAGCCTAGTGGCCGATCGACGCATTAAACGATTTGAAATCACAGCCAGCATAGATTGTTGGGGCGATCAGCAGGAGTATGTGCGACATGGTTTAGATTTACAACAATGGAAACAGAATTTTGAATATTTGGTCAACCAACGATGGATAACTTTGAACATCAATCAGGTCATATCAGTGCTAACTGTGCCCACCATGACAGATTTAATCGCCTACATAAACACACAAAGAACGGACAGAGAAATAGGACATCACATGATCACAGTCAATGAGCCCACGTACATGAATCCAGATATCATGGGATCTGGATTCTTTGAACCGTATTTTGCACAGGTCCTGGAAGTCATGCCCGCTGATACCTGGCAACAACAAGAAGCAAGAAAATACATGCAAGGTGTCAGACAACAAATAGCCGCCGCCGATGCTAATCTCATAGAAATCAACAAGTTGCGTACTTATCTTGACGAACTTGATCGCAGACGCAGTACCTCGTGGCAACAAACTTTTCCTTGGTTAACCGGAGTCCTGGATGTTTTATAATCGCATAGTAGCAGATCTAAGCGTCATACCTGAATTTATTGAATACTATGAAGGAGAAATGACCTCGGCAAAAACCGAAATAAGAATACGTGGTCGGGTAGAAAAAGAACTGTCAGACTTGCCAGGCATGACCGAACACAGATTCAATCAACTGCAAGAGATTGAAGCAGTATTAGAATACCTAAACATACAGTTGCGTAAGATTCGACAACGGCATTACAAAAAGTATCTGGAAGCCTATGCTCGAGCACTCACGTCAAGAGATGCTGAAAAATATGCCGAAGCTGAGGATGAAGTCGTCGACATGGAAACCATTATCAACGAAGTAGCCTTGTTGCGTAATCGTTGGCTGGGAGTGATGAAAGGTATAGAGAGCAAAAATTTCATGTTAGGACACGTGGTGCGTTTACGCACAGCAGGCATGGAGGACATAGTGGTATGATCGATTGGAAATCTCGTGCCGATGAATTGCTGGCAGAGTTTGATCTGTGTTGTCGAGCCAAACCACGCCATGACGCTGTAAACGTGCAATTGGAAAAAGACAACTGTGCCAAATTTGCTCATTACTTGAACACACAACGAGCCTGGGGCACAGAAAATCAAATAGCCGAAGCCTGCTATCAACTTGAACCTAGACTGCAAAGATTAAAAGAAAAACTAGTCATGGAAATACTACAGCATGGGCCAATTTAGCAATCAACATTACAGTCATGAACACAGTTTAGAAGTTTTAAATTTGTTGTATGGGTATGACAGTTTTCTTGACAGCCTAACCACCATAGCCGATATGGGCTGTGGATCGGGACTAGATGTTGAATGGTGGGCCAGTTTAACAACACGTGACGATCCCCCGGAACCAAGAAACTACACAGTGTATGCAGTAGATCAAGATGTCAGCAGGATCGACCCAGATATTTTATCTCGCAACCCAAACATAATTCCAATACAAAAAAACTTTGAAGAAAGAGTCATACCCAGACAAGTAGATTTGATTTGGAGTCATGACAGTTTTCAATATGCCTTAGAACCTTTTAAATGTCTGCGTGTCTGGAAAGAAACTCTGCAAGAAAACGGCATGTTGATTTTAACAATACCACAAGGCGTGTATGTAAAAAACAGTAGTTTGGTAGTGGAGCAACACAACCATCAATACTACAATTACAACATGTTAAATTTAATTTACATGTTGGCTATCACAGGATTTGATTGTAACGATGCCTATTTCTATCGCAAACGTAACAGTCCTTGGTTGTATGCAGCCGTATATGCCAGTGGCCATGAGCCATTGACACAGCAGGCCACCTGGTATGATCTTGCTGATCGTGGGTTACTCAACGACAGTTTGATGAACAGCGTGAATCAACACGGTCATGCTCGCCTAGAAGACCTGGTTGTGACCTGGCTGGATAAAGATTACTATAAGATAACAGACTAATATGAAAATAGCAGTGGTCAGTGGGGGATTCGATCCCGTACATTCTGGGCATATCAAACTAATCAAAGCAGCTCGAGCCTTGGGTGATCAACTCATAGTTGGTATCAACAGCGATGAATGGTTGGCACGAAAAAAAGGTCGGGCATTCATGCCCTGGCAGGAACGCCTGGCTGTTCTTAATAATTTAAAACAGGTGGATGAAGTTTACACCTTTGATGACGACGACGGCACAGCCTGTCACCTGTTGCAACAAGTACGAGCACACTATCCTACAGCTCATATCATATTTGCCAATGGCGGTGATCGCACACAGGACAACATTCCTGAAATGAGCGTACCGGGTGTGGAGTTTGTATTTGGCGTTGGTGGCACTGACAAAGCCAACAGCAGTAGTTGGATTCTTGAGGAGTGGAAAGCACCTCAAACTCCGCGGCCTTGGGGTTATTATCGTGTACTACATGAAGTGCCTGGCACCAAGGTCAAAGAACTCACAGTAGAACCGGGACAAAGCCTAAGCATGCAACGTCACAAACAACGTGGCGAATACTGGCACGTATCTGCTGGTCGTTGCATGGTAGAAAGTGCCACAGAAGAAAGATTTATTTTAAAAACACATGCCAAGTATCTGATAGGTGTTGATGAGTGGCATAGGCTGTATAACCCCTTTACAGAACCCTGTAAAATAGTAGAAATACA